ATAGTGGTCTGTGAATAGAGTATCTAAGATCTCTTTGTCTTCTTCTGTAAACTGATGTAGTTCGCCGTTGGATCTAGTCCCATCTCCGAAGAAAAATCCATGTGCAAAACCAATTAAAGATAAATCTAATTGTATTCTAGGTTTGTTAACAGGTAACCAATTACCCTCTTTTAATTGGTCTGTTGTGACACGTTCAAAAGCATGTTTAGTGGATTTTTTTCTGAACCATCTATGATTCTCAGATGAAATAATAGTAGTTTCATTACCAAACTTAGTCTTTATGGTTAATTCATAACTAGGATGCTGTTCAATATGAGAAACGGTAGCCTTAGTCCATACTGGAGCTGATGCTGTAGATTTAGCAGAGCTATAATCTTTGGTATTAGATAATACGGTAACTTCTTTAGTTGGTATATCTTTAAGAGCTATCCATCCATATTCTTTTGTTAAAATTTCCGTGTCTATATGTAGTGGATTATTAAGGCAGGCCCCACCTTTTTCCCATACAAAGGGAGTTCCCATCATCCATAGACCGCGTCCAGGTGGTAGCCATTTAAATTCAAACATACGAGTAGCAGCTTCTTCAGCGTGCTTTGCAGCCTTTTTATCGTTCCAAGGAATGTGTGATAGCTTAGCGTGAGTCTTAAGAATGGTAAACATTCCTTCTATTACTCTGATAACGCAGTCTGCCCATGTTTCCATGGTTCCGTTTGCTTTCTTTCTAGAGTATGTTCTATAGAAAGTAAAGGCGGATAGACCTCCGAAACCCCACTGTTCTGTAGCTGCTTTTAAGTCTTTTTTGAATTTTTCACTAAGATAAAAGTGAACTGGCTTTGTGCCTGGTGCAATCATATTATTCTCCTATTTTAGATATGTTGTTTTGTTTTACGATTTGAATTTTTTCGATAAGTGGGTGTTCAAAGTCGTGAGAGATAAAGAATGTATTAGCATCTTCCTGCATTAAGATATCTACTAGTCTTTCTTTTCCTGCTGCGTCTAAGACACCTGTAATTTCGTCTAGGAATAGTATATTTACTTTACTACCACCAATTTTAGATAAAATATTCCTTATGGCAAGTAGGATAGAGGTTTGAATTCTACCAAATTCGCCACCTGAAACTGTTTCGATGGGTGTTTCTTTACCGTTATTAGCAACAACGATATTGAGTTTTTCACCATTGAGTCTGAAGATAATTTGAAACTGTCCGTCAGAGAGTTCAGCGAGATAATAGTTAATCGTGCTCTCTAACTGCTTAGTAAGGTTTTCTAGCTTAAAAGCAACGATGCCTGAGGTAGAAAACGCTTTTTTAAGAATGTTCAAATGATTAATCTTTATTTTAAGATTTATTATACTATTCTCTAACAACTCTTGTCTAGCTAAAAAATCTCTACGTTGCTCTATTAGGGTTTCTACTCTAGTATTGTGGATATGAACTTGATTGTTATATCTATTAGCCTCTTCTATAGAGTTTTGCAAATCATTTAAATATTTTGTTGTATTGTCGTAGTCTGTTTTGATAGCTGCATAGTCTGGGTAAACGAAGGGAATTGACTTATCTATTAGTTGTGAGAGCTGTTCAAATCTCTCGATAGCTTTTTGATTAGTTATCCAATTACGATAGGCTATACTCTCTCTATTCTCTTGCTCTCTGTGCGACTTCAGATCCGCTTTAAGTTCTGTTAGTTCAAAGTTAAGTTTGCCTATCTCTAAATCTATCTGATTTTTTAACTCTACGCCTTTAGAGTTATCAATCTTCTGACCACAAGCATAGCAAGAATCGCTAGTATCAATACTAGCCTTGTTACGCTCTAGGTCTTTGACTTTCTGAGTTTTTAAGGTGATAGCAGTGTCTGCTGCTTTTATCTTGTCTGAAAGCGTTACGTCTTGGCTAGGCTTTTCGACACTTACATCAAATTTCAACCCATCACGCTCCTTGATAAGCATTAGGTTCTTATCAATCTTGATGCACTGAGCGTTAAAGTCGTCTAGCTGAACTTTTAGATGAGCCCGCTTAGTTTCTGCTTGCGTGTCATAAGGAGGAACTGGTATGAGCGTTTTCTTATCAGTAATAGTAGTGCTTTCTAAAAACTTTTTAACTCCTGAGAGTTCACCCTGTAAGGTTGCGTGTTCTTGTTCGACATCAGTCATCTTTATCTTCAAGACGTCACCAATCTCAAGATACTTTTCAAGCCCAAAGAGGTTGATTAAGAACTTCTTTCTATTAGTATCTGTAGCCTTGATGAAGTCTAAGAGATCGGTACTACTCTGATAGGTTAACTGAGAGAATACCTCAAAAGGCATACCAAGAATAGTGTGTAGCTTCTTATAGGTATCAGGAATCTTATGTTCAGAGATATCTTGTCCGTTTTTTAACAGTTTGACCTTACTAGAATCTCCTACACGCTCTACTGTGAGATCATAGAGGTCTTTGTCTACCTTGAAACTAAGCTGACCAGACCAACCACGAGCAGTAGTATGTCTATTAAGGATATCGCCTTTTTTAATACCCTTGATGTTCTTACTGTAGAGCAACTCTTGTAAGATTAGAGATATACTAGTCTTACCATTACCATTTACGCCAGAGAGCTGAGAGATCTTAGCCCTCTCCAGGTTTAGCTGATTGCCTGCGCCATAGCTAAACATATTAGACCATGCTAAGCTTCTAAGTTGAATATTCATGAGATTCCTAACTTTTTAAATGTGGCAGAGATACCTTCTACATCTTCTACTCGCTGATGGCGTAAGTAACTCTCCAGCTCTTCAACTAGAGATAACCCAGTGAGATCTAAGGTGCTCTCTTCGTCTGCCCTATGCGCGATCTTCTTATCTAAGAGTGCAGACCCCTCAACGCGCGCCAACTCGTCTACACTTCCAACTACTTCGTATACAATGTGATCTCTTGCACTAGGCGTCATCTCTTCTCCGGAGCGGATACGACGTCTAACCAATTTAGGCAAGTCTAAGGGGACAAACTTAACCCTATAGTCATCAAGAGTTCCTTCTACAATATTCACACCATATTCTCTTTCTTCATTACGATCAAAACTTACATTCATCGGACTACCTGGATAATACACAGACATATCTCGATACTGATGGTTATGATGTAAGTCTCCACAAAGAACTAACTTCCACGGACGTAACCTTTCAAAATCATACTCAGCTGTAATATGCGGAGGCACCTCTCCACGTATGTGCGTGACTAAGACGTGACCAGGAAGAGGTCTAGGCAGGTTATCTCGTTGCATCTCGCCATAGGGAAAGAACTGAAAGTTAACCCCTTCCAGGCTGCGCGCAGCGTTATAGCAGATAATCTCTACTTGGGGATTATTGATTTTATACTCTCCAGTGAAGTGCTTTAAAAACGATTCTCCCTTAGAGGTAGCCTCATGATTACCAGGAATAATGAATGTCTTAGTCTTAACCCTATGGATATAGGATAAAAAAAGAGCTACTTCATCAGGTTCTGGTTTCTTATCAAAGACATCTCCTGCGATTATGTGCGCGGTGCACCCCTTCTCTAGCTCAAGAAGATGGTTGAAAAACTCTTGGAAACGATTAGACTGCCATTCCCAAGGAACTTTCTTCTTATGTAGGAGTATGTGCCAATCTGCACTGTGTAAGATTTTAAACATTGAAAAACTTTCTATAATATGCTATAAATAACGTATGAGACGTTGTTGCATATATGTGACCGCGGTTCCCTATATGGCACATTCGTCTTCAGCTTGCCTCGGAGAGGCATAACGTATAGACTTTGCAACTAAGAGGTCTCGGAGAGACATAACGAATACGTGGGAGTCTTGTGTCTTATTACAAGAGCTCCCACGCCGTCTCGGAGATCTAGCATCTCCCACGCTGTCTCGGAGAGACACAACGCGGTTAACGTCTGTCAAATATCCTGCTCACGTCTCCAGGGAAAGTGAATGCCCCTACGTGACTTAGTCTAGTGCTAGGATCAAGCCAAATCTTACCACCTATTTTCTGCCATCTACGACAGAAAGTATAGTCTTCTGATAGGTATCTGTTATCATCTGGATCATGAATAGTATCGAAGAAAGAATAACAGAATGGATTGAACTTAGGATCAATAGAACTATCATTTTTATAATGTAGTTCTGGATATGCTTGAATCATCTTGTCAAAAACAACTCTTTGAACCATGAAGAATCCGGTAGAAGCATCCATTACTTCTATAGCTCCGTTATCTACATTAAGTTCTTTAGTTCTAGGATCTTTGAATTTAAGATTTATAGCATATTGAGCACTGTACTTAGAGATATCCTCTTTTCCTTCAATAGCTGCTCTTCTTACGCTCTCCCAATCAACGGTCTTCTTAGGATAAGCTGCTGCAATTAGTGGCTTATTCATTGCTAACATTCTGATTACTGAATCTGGCTCGAATTCAATATCTGCATCTATGAACATTAGGTGAGAGCAATCACTCTCTAGAAACATTGCTGTTAAGATATTTCTAGCTCTAGGCACTAGGCTCTCATTTCTAAGAGTAGTGATTCTGTAGTTAATCTTGTAATGATTTAGAGCTTGAGTAAGCCTAAACATTGATAAGAAAAACTGATCTGTTAGCTGTCCACCATAACATGGAGTTGCAAAAAACAGGTTGTGTTTCTGCAGTTCTTCAATGTTTATGTGCATCTGCCCCGGATTATTTGGGTCAGGTGTTACAGAGGGTTTACCGTTAGGTATCATCTCTGCTAGTTTTGATACCTTACCCATTAATTAAGATCCTCTACTCCTTCTGGTGATAGAGAATTGTCAGTTATAGTGCTAAACAACATGGTGTTGTCTAGTAGCCACTTCTTCTGCTCTTCGTAAGTTGGGCGCTTATACATCTTTGATACTTCGTAAAGCTCAATAGCACGTTCTTCTGCAGTCAGTGCCTTGCTTGTTCTAGCAGGTACACAGGTATACTTTACGTTCTGAGGAAGAGGACCTGTCTTCTCTTTCTTGATTGTGATGTCGTATCCCTTTTCTGGGTCTGCGGGGTTACCGTATTCTGGGTTACGAGCATAATCTACAATTTGCTTGTAAATAGTTGCTTTGACGTCGAATAGCTTGACTTTACCATCGCTTCTGTCTAGTACGTTACAGACATAAGCGAACTGTGGCTTTTCAGAATAGATATCTGGAGGTAGTTCCTTCATTGGGTCTTTTGCATTATTGTCAAAAGATTCTGACTGACGGTTGAACTGTAGGCATTCTACCGGCATCTTCTTTCCCTCTTTAGTGATTACCCAGTAAACGTAACGAGGAAGAACTTCTCCTACGAATCTAACCTTAGTATCTCCTACTATTGTTAGACGCTCGATTACCTTGCGATCTCCTTTTGTTTCTTTTTTAGCCTGATCCCATGCTACCATTTGTTGTTTCTCCTTTTTTATATTGGTTTAAATGTGTAAGTTCTGGTATGAACCATAGTTTTTGATCTTTATGTTTTAAGTAAGGATTATCCCAGTATTTATCATCTAGATAAGTTTCTGGAATATATAAATTTTTATTATTTATGGATCTTTGACTCAGTGCATAAATATATACAATTTTATTGTAGACAGATTCTTTATCGTTTAGCCAATCGAAATTGACTAAATAACATTGAGGTTCTGTAGTTACATAGTTGTTAATAATCCCAAAGAGACTTTTAACTATATGTCTTTTCCTATATAAAACTTGAGGTATATGATCAATGTTAAGTCTGGAGAGCAATAAACTCTCCGAAGAACTTATAATTGAATTATATCCTTTACTAAGAGCATAAGTCAATGTAATTATACCTTCCGGTACATTATCACTGCGCGACTTTAACTCGTACCAATTAAAATGCTTCAATCGGTTTAAATCCCTTGATCAGATACCACTGAACTCTCTTAGATTGCTGTGCCTGAACTATGTGTCCTTTTAGCCAAAAATCTACGATTAGTGGATCTTTTTTATCTGGATGTAACCTAATAATTCTTCCTACTCTCTGCTCTAGTTTAATAGGATTATTATTAGGACAAGTTAAAAATATTGTATCTAGACGGTGACAACTAATTCCTTCGTCAAATATCTTAGTGGTGAGAATAGCTTTTACTTCTTTTCCAGCAGAGTTTAGTATTTTATCTCTTTCGGTTTGCGGAGTTTCTCCAATCAAAAGTTTACTATCTGGAATTAGTTTTAATAGTTCTTTTAGCATACCTACTCGTTCTGACAGAATTAATAAGCATCTACCTTCGGCTATTTTCTCTTTAGCTTTTTCTGCGACTAAGTTTAAATACTTGGGATTCTCTCCTAGTTCAGATAACCTAGCAGTCCAATCTCTATTGATATTGAATATCATAAAAGGTATATCTGATTTAACTATTTCAAAATGGCAATCTGCCAATTTTCTACTATCTTTAGCGACTACTAACTTATCTCCAAAATAATCTGGCAATACTAAATGGTGACCATCTTTTCTAGCAGGAGTTGCAGTAATCGCAATCTTATACTTAGAATTTATATTATTTACAGTTTCCGAGAAGGTTTCGGCTGGGCACAGATGTGCTTCGTCTACTATTACTAGGGAAAATTCGTTCTTTATAGCTTCTATATTATTGTTGGCGCTTTTATAGATAGCAACCGTTATAGGTTTAAGATTAAACTTACCATCGCCTATCATACCAATTTCTTGATTTGGTATTAACTTTTTCAGTTCTTCTATCCACTGATAGAACAGTAGCTTAGTGTGCACTATAATTATAGTAGTAAGACTTGCTTCTGCTATGAGATTGCACGCTGCAAAAGTTTTTCCCCATCCACACGGTGCTTGAAGTAACCCAGAATTAAGTCCCCTCATACCTATTCCATTTGGAAAAAAAGGCCTGATAGCTTCTAACTGCTCAGGCCTTAATTTACCATTAAATTCTAGTAGAGGTTCAATTTCTTTTTTTGTACGCTCATCTTTTAAGTTTTCTACTTCTAACTTAAATATAGAATTAC